AGTAGAACCGCAATGGAAATTGGTGGTTTGACTGGTATGAACAAAGACGCTATCCAAAAGTTCGTTGATGACAACAATTTGGATATTGAAAAAGTATATCAATACGTTAAGGTTGGTAAACTTCCAGAGAGAATGGCATTGGTATCTGCAATCGCAGGTAAGCCAGGTAATTCAGTTCAAGTAAAACTAATTAAAAAGTTTAAGTAAGATGACTGAAAAACAACTCAAAGAATTAATCAGAGAAGAATACCATAATGTAAAAAACTTTATGGAAGAGAAGTATGGTTTTACTCCAGAGTTGGGTAAGGTTGTATCTAATCCTTATGTAAACGCATTTGCTAACGAAGGTAGTGAGTCTGATTCTGATATGGCAGTAGACCAATTAGAAACCTCAATCCGAAAAGCACAAGCACTCATTACAAAACTTCAAGGTAAGGGTGATTTAGAACCTTGGGTTCAGTCTTTGATTACAAAAGCAGAAGATTACATTTCAACAGTATCAGATTATGGTGAGGTTGATGAATACGATGTTGAGACACTTGAAGAAACCAAAGACTTCATCAACTTTATGAAGGAATACTCTCAAATGTTAAATCTACATAAAGAGGATGTTAATAATATCAACGAAGCAGAATACCAAGGTAGAAAAGTAGAACTTGGTAAGATTATGCAAGGTGATGTTAAAAAGTTTAAAGTTTATGTAAACAATGACAAAGGAAATGTTGTTAAAGTAAACTTTGGCCAAGGTGGTGGCGCTAAAGGTGGTACGATGAGAATTCGTAAAGATAATCCTGAAGCGAGAAAGTCATTTAGAGCAAGACACAATTGTGATTCTCCAGGCCCAAGATGGAAAGCAAGATATTGGTCTTGTCGTAAATGGTAATTAATTAATTCCAACTTACATATTTATATTGGAACAATTAGTTTAACAAAAAGAGAAAATTATGAAAAATTGGTTAAAGAAAACTTGGAATTGGTTACTTGGTAAAACTACTATTGATGAAAAAGTAGTTGAAGTAATTAAAGAAGTTAAAGAAGATGTTGCTGAAGTTAAGACTCGTGCTAGAAACGTGGTTAAGGAAGTAAAAGAAGTTCGTACTGCTGTAAGGAATGTTGTTAAGGAATCAAAAGATGTTGTCGATGCTGCTAAAGGAAAGTCAACATCTAAACGTAAACCACGCAGAAAACCAGCAGCAAAAAAACCAGCAGCAACTAATGTTGGTGATACCAAGCCAGTTGCAAAGAAACCTACGAACCGTAAGCCTCGTAGAAAGCCAGCTGCAAAAAAATAAATGAAAAAACTAAATCCATCTCAACTTGTAATTCTTTGTTTGGCAGGTGTCCTTATCTACCAGCAATTCTTTATGGGTAATACCTACAAAAAAGAATACGAAAGAATGTTGAAAGAAAAAGAGATGGAGTATTTAGGTGAGATTTCAAGATTGGAGAGTGAGGCAGACTCACTCATCCAATTAAATCTTGGATTGAGTAATCAGATTGCAGAAATTGACAATCAGATTGATTCTAAAAATGCACAACTTTTAAACTTGAGAAAACGATATGAAGAGCAAATGGATAAGTTTGATGATATGTCTGATGATGACCTCATCTCTGCTTTCGCAAACGCTTTCAACTGATAGTGTAATTGCAGTTCCAAGAACCGCAGTTAAAAATGCGTTAGTCGTTAAGTCTCAATTCGATGTATGTAAAGAAGAGTTAAAAACTACTCAAGAGTTAGTATCACTACAAGTTGATAAGATTGAATTACAATCTCAACAACTCGCAAACTTTTCAGTTGCACTTCAAAGTAAGGAACAAATTATCCTACAAAAAGATAATCTGATTGAATTAAAAGACAATCAAATCAAAACCCTCAAAAAACAAAAAAGAGGGCAATTTTGGAATGGTTTGTTATTGGGTGGTGCCGGTGGCGCTACATTGATTGCTGTATTATTCGTATTATAAAAATGTATGCCAGATTTAAGAACACTCATACGAGAAGAGTGGGTCAAGTGCGCTAAAGACCCTGTATACTTTTTTAAAAAGTATTGTTACATTCAGCACCCCCACCGAGGAAAAATCCTTTTTAACTTGTATGAGTTTCAAGAGGGGTTGATGCATAATATCAATGACCATCGTTTTAATGTAATCCTCAAATCACGACAATTAGGTATCTCTACACTTTCAGCCGGATATTCACTCTGGCTGATGTTGTTTCACGAAGATAAGAATGTATTGGTAATCGCTACCAAACAAGAGGTTGCAAAGAACCTTGTAACGAAGGTTCGTTTCATGCATTCTAACTTACCAACTTGGTTAAAAGGTCAAACCGAAGAGGACAACAAACTATCACTCCGATTAAAGAATGGTTCGCAAATCAAAGCAACATCTGCTGCTGGAGATGCTGGTCGTTCTGAAGCATTGTCTCTTTTGGTAATTGATGAGGCTGCATTTATTGATAATGTAGAAGAAATTTGGACATCAGCACAATCAACACTTTCAACAGGTGGTGGTGCTATTGTACTTTCTACACCAAATGGTGTGGGTAATTGGTTTCACAAAGTATGGTTACAGGGGGAAGCTGGTGAACAATGGCACCCAACCGAACTCCATTGGACTGTACACCCTGATAGAAATCAACGATGGAGAGATGAACAAACAAAACTCCTTGGTGAAAAGGGCGCAGCCCAAGAATGTGATTGTGACTTTATTTCATCCGGTTATACAGTAGTAGAAGGTTCTACACTACAATGGTATCAAGAGACTTATGTAAAAGACCCTGTTGAAAAACGAGGATTTGATGGTAACTATTGGTTATGGGATTATCCAAATTATTCTCGTGACTATGTGGTTGTTGCCGATGTCGCTCGTGGTGACTCAACCGACTATTCAGCATTCCATGTTTTTGACATAGAAACCGTAGAACAAGTTGCAGAATATAAAGGTAAAATTGAAACTAAACAATATGGTGCATTTTTAGCATCAGTTGCAAGTGAGTGGAATAATGCAATGTTGGTTGTTGAAAACGCAAACATTGGGTGGGCTGTAATTCAAGAAATTATTGATAGACAATATCAAAATTTATATTATTCATATAGAGAGCTGGGTTACATTGATGAAGATATTCATCTTCGTAAAGGTTGGGACTTAAAACGAAAAGATGATATGGTTCCTGGTTTTACAATGTCCTCAAGAACACGACCTTTGGTGATTTCAAAACTCGATACTTACATGAGAGAACGAACCCCAATCATTCACTCTAAGCGATTAATTGATGAGTTATTCGTATTCATATGGAATGGTAGTAGAGCCGAAGCACAGCGAGGTTATAATGATGATTTGGTGATGTCATTCTCAACGGGCTTGTGGGTTCGTGATACTGCATTGAGATTAAGACAACAAGGTATGGATTTAACGAGAACCACATTGGGTCATATTGGTAAATCCAACACGGGTGTGTATTCGGGTAGAACATTAGGTCAAGACCCTTGGAAACAAAAAGACCCATACGGAAATGACAATGATTTAACTTGGTTACTTTAAATTTGGTAGTTAAGTTTATTTTTTGTATATTTATACTTTGTAGAACTACACACTTTTAAGTAAGACACTAATATGGCAGATAAATCTCTTTTTGGTAGATTAAGAAAACTATTCAACACACAGGTTGTTGTTCGTAGGATTGGTAAGGGTCGTACTCAAGCAGTTGACACCCAACGATTACAATCCCAAGGTAACCTTCGTGGTTCATCATATTATGATAGATTTGGTAGATTACATACTACTCGTAGAAATTGGGAAACATACAACAACCAATTTAATTATCATTCAAACAAATTAGAATTATATACTGATTACGAAGCAATGGATAAGGATTCCATTATTGCTTCAGTTTTGGATATCTACTCTGATGAATGTACCTTGAAGAATGATATGGGAGATGTACTTCGTATCAAAACTCAAGATGAAAATGTAAAGAAAATCCTTCACAACTTATTTTACGATGTTCTAAACATTGAGTTCAATCTATGGGCTTGGATTCGTGGTATGAACAAGTATGGTGATTACTTCCTTCACCTTGATATCGAAGAAGGTGTTGGTATTGTAAATGTATCACCAATGTCAGCATATGAGGTAGAACGTGAAGAGGGTTTTAATCCTGAAAACCCATATGAAGTAAGATTCAAATTAGGTTCTATGGGTGCTGCTCACGGAGCAAGTGTAAACAAGAATGCAGAAGTTTTTGAGTTCTATCAAATTGCACATTTCCGTTTGATGGCAGATACAAACTTCCTACCTTATGGTCGTTCTCTTTTAGAGGGTGCAAGAAAGACTTGGAAACAATTGACTCTTATGGAAGATGCAATGATGATTCATAGAATTATGAGAGCACCAGAAAGAAGAATCTTTAAGATTGATGTGGGTAATATTCCTCCAAATGAGGTTGATAACCATATGAGAAGTATCATCGACCAAATGAAAAAAATTCCATATCTCGACCAAACCACAGGTGACTACAACCTCAAGTTTAACTTGATGAATATGTTGGATGATTACTATCTTCCAGTTCGTGGCGGTCAAAGTGGTACGGAGATTGAGTCATTAAGCGGAATGGAATTTGGTGGTATCGATGATATCGAATACTTGAGAAATAGAATGATGGCAGCACTCAAAGTTCCAAAAGCATTTATTGGATATGATGAGGCCGTTGAAGGTAAAGCTACATTAGCACAAGAAGATATCAGATTCGCACGTTCGGTTGAGAGAATTCAAAAAATTGTTCTTTCCGAGTTGACTAAAATTGCAATTGTTCACTTATACTCACAAGGTTACGAAAACGAAGACCTTGTAAACTTTGAGTTGGAATTAACCAACCCATCTATTATTTACGAACAAGAAAAGGCATCTTTATGGTCTGAAAAAGTAAATCTTGTCAGAGATATGAAAGAGCTTAAAATGGTTTCTCAAGAGTGGATGTATAAAAACATTATGAATATGTCCGATGATGAATGGAAGGCTGAACAAGCTAAAGTTATTAACGACCTTAAACTTGGATTTAGACACACACAAATCGAAGATGAAGGTAATGACCCAGTTAAGACCGGCCAATCATTTGGTACACCACACGACCTTGCTGCATTAAACCTACAAGATGGTGAAGACGCGGGTGAGGAAAATCAAGGTGGTTCACCTCAAGGTGGATTCGAAGGAGCTGGTAGACCAGAAACTGCCGGAACTTATAAAACCGATGATAGTACATTTGGTAGAGACCCACTAGGTCAACAAACTGATATTAAACCAGCGGCAACATACCACAAATACAAAAACTCACCTCTTGCATATGAACAAAAAGAGGCATTGAGAACATCTTTGAAAAAGGTAAAAGTAAAGTCACATCAAATTTTACAAGAATCTTTAGGTGAAGATGTTAAGAAAGAAAGTGGTCTTTTAGATGAATCAAATCTTCTTCAAGACACGATTTGATGAGTTTTTGTATATTTATTAATTGGAATAGTAATAGATAAGGTTTAAGATGAGTAAACTTAAACATAGTAAATTCAAGAATACGGGTATTTTATTTGAATTACTCGTAAGACAAATCGCTTCAGATACATTAGCGAACAAGGATTCTCTTGCCCTTGAAATTATTAAAAAGCATTTTAAAAGAGGAACGGAACTCAACAAGGAATTGAAATTGTATCAAGCTCTTACTAAAGAGAACTTTGATTCACAATACAAGGCCCAAGAGTATGTTAATATCATCCTACAAGATAGAGCTAACTTAAATGAATCAATTCTCCGTAGACAAAAGTATAACTTGATTAAGTCAATCAAAGAATCTTTTGTGATGGAAGACTTCTTTAAGTATCGTGTAAATAACTACCGTGAGATGGCATCTGTATTTAAATTATTTGAATATAATCAATCAACTTCTCCAAAAGAGTATGTAACTTGTAAAAATGCTATTCTTGAAACTATTACTAAAAACGATGTAGAAATCGTTACCGAGTCTACTGACAAAGAATACACATCACAACCTAAAGAGGTTCGTATGTTGGCTTACAAATTCTTGGTAGATTCATTTAATTCCAAATACACCAACCTTTCAGAAACACAAAAGAAAGTTCTCCGTACCTATATCAACAATGTTGACAATTCAGGTAAGTTGAGAGGATTTGTTGTTGCTGAAGTAAAAAGATTAAAAGCTGAATTTGCAAAAGTGGAGATTTCAGATAAGGTTGCTAAAATCAAATTAACTGAAACTGTAAACCTTATTGATAATATTACTAATTCCAAAGTTATCAACGAAAACCAAATTCTTTCACTTTTGAGATATCATGAACTTTTACAAGAGTTAAGGAGAGTTTCAAATGTCTAAATTTTTGTTAGAACAATTGGAAGCAAAGTTTGAAGAGTTGGAAGACAAAGACACTCTTCAAGATGAAGAATTAGAAGAGGCCAATGTAACCGGTAATATGGATGGGGGTGCTGGCCCACCTAAAACCCCACACGCTTTTGCGAAAAGTGAAGAAGATTTAGATGATGAACATATTGAAGTTTTAGGTTACAAAAAAGCCAAGAAGACCAAAATGAATACGGAGTCAAAGAGTATGAAGAAATTAGAAGACAAACTTGAAAAACTAATTGAAGCAACTTATCGTGATTATAAAAACGATGACTCTATGAAATCACACCAAAAGGTTAACAACTCAATTAAAGAAATCAATAGATTGATGTATGAGGTCGAGAAGATTGTTAATCAGAACACAAAGTTGAAAAACGAAACAGGTGTACACAATGGTCAGTATTGGAAATCCACACAAAAGAGATTTGGAAAGATTTCTGAAAGAATGTTAAAAGTTGCTCATAAACTAAAAGAATTGAGTGCGTAATATGTCGTGTGGTTGTAATAAAAATAAATTGAATGAAGAACTTGAGGTTCAAGACCTTGAGGAAATCCGTTTGATGATTCGTAGAGAATTAGCACGGGTCTTCTTTGATTTATATAGAAAGAAAAAGGTTTGGGAGAACTAATGAAACAACTTCTTGTAGATACAATGATATTTGATGTAACACCTACAATGTTACAAGAGGCTCAAGAAAAACACGGTCGTTTCTTGGTTAATGGTGTATTGCAGAGAGCAAACGCTAAAAACCAGAATGGTAGAGTGTACCCAAAAAACATTCTTGAAAGAGAAGTTCAGAAATACAAGGGTCGTGAAATTAAAGAGAATCGTGCTTACGGAGAACTCGACCATCCTGAATCTGCCGTTGTAGAATTAAAGAACACATCACACATCGTTCGTGATGTTTATTGGAAGGATGATGATGTAGTAGGTACAGTTGAAATTCTCAACACACCTACGGGTAACATTCTTAAAGAACTCATTAAAGCGGGTTGTACTGTTGGTATCTCATCAAGAGGTATGGGTTCAGTAAAACAAATCGGTGAGGATACTGTTGCAGTTGAAAACGACTTTGATTTGATTTGTTGGGATTTTGTATCTAATCCATCAACTCATGGTGCATTTATGTCTCCAAAAAACGAAGGTGTAATCAATGAGTCGGTTACCATTAAAAACAATACTTATAAATACAAGAAAGCTAACAACCTTATGAGAGAAATCATTTGTGAAGTTAGTGGCTATTGTGAATGTGATTTCGGAGTAAAATAATGAAATTGAAAAGCTTACTTAAAGAATCTCAACATTTAGATTATAAAAGAATGAATGTTGGTGAAGAGGAAGAAAAGGGAATGACTAACGAAGAAAAACGTGCATTCCTTGAAGCCGTATCTCAATACAAAAGATTTGGTGAATCAATCTATCGTACAGGAAACTTGGCTGAAGTATACGAATCGATTAAAGGTATCGTAGAAACTGCACAAAAAGTAACTCTTGAAGAAACAGGTGATTGGTTTGATAAGGTGACTGTTAATAGACATATGAAGTCTATGAACGAGTCATTCAAAGTATTCTCAAATACCATCAAAGAAGTAAATGTTCTACAACAAAGACTTGAGTCTTGTTACGATGAGATGGGTGAAGTTCTTGGTAAATACTACGAAATCAAAGAAGCTGAAGAAAAAGAAGCTGATATGGAAGAGGGTAACGAGTTTGGTGCCGCAAGAGCAAAAGCAATCGCTGCTGGTGATAGTGAATTTGAAGTTGATGGTAAAAAATACAAGGTAACTTCAGTTGATGATGAAGATAAAGAAAACGCAAAAGACTTCACCGAAGAATCAGTAACCGAATCCAAGTCAATGAAGCTAACTGATATTTTGAAAGAGGGTTACTCTACTGAAGAAAAGAGAATCGTTTTGATGGCAGTTAAGAAGATTATGAAGTATATGAATGTTGATATGAAAACTGCAATGAATTATGTACTTGGTGCCGGTAAAGAATTAGAAAGAGATATTGAAAAGGGTAAGGTAAAGTAATGGATAAGATGCAAATTTTACAAAACTTTTCAGTCGATGTTTCAAAGGTAATCAAACAACACATCAAAGACATCAAAAAACTTGACCCAAAAACTCAAAGAGAATTGGGAAATTTGATTGGAGATTTTAAAGAAGGTTTAGATAACTTATCTTAATTAAATTTAACTCTATATTTATAAACGGATGTTACTTTGAGTGATGTCCGTTTTATTTTGTAAAAAAGTTATATAAATGGCAGAACAAAAAGTTAGAAAAGAACGAGAGGAGTTATTCCTCTATGGTCACGCAAATGGTGTGAGAGTTATCAATGGTAATGTTGAAGCCGCACTTCGTAAATGGAAACGTATGATGAAAGATAGTGGTATCATTGATTACGTTAAACACAATCGTGAATACACAAAACCAACTACGGCTCGTAGAAAAAAGAAGAACGACGCTATCAGAGCTGAGTGGGTACGAAGAAGAAGAGAAGACTATTAATAGTAAACACTCTATCGTTTCGGAAAATAGTCCCATATTTATTAGAAAAAATATCACTCCCTAATGAGTGATTATCATTATTGAAATTTATATTCTATTAAGATTCCCAATAATCTTATTATCCAAAAGTTTAATTTAGGAGATAACAAATGAAATCAGATTTGTTAAAAGAAGCAATCGCTGACGCAAAGGCCGTAAAGGAAACTGCATTAGCAAACGCTAAGATGGCTCTCGAAGAGGCATTTACTCCAAAACTTCAATCTATGCTTTCTCACAAACTCGCTGAAGAGTTAGAAGATGAAGAAGAAGTAGAAGATGAAATGGAAGATTCAATGGCACCAGAGATGGAAACCGAAGAAGAATTGGACATGGCATCTGAAGAAGAGGTTGAAGAAGAGTTAGATTCTGATGATGAAGAAGAGGTATCTGATATCGCTTCTGATGAAATCGAGTCTCACGAAGAGGAAATGCATTCTGAAGAAGAGGGTTCTGAAGAAGAAGAAGCCGACATGGAAGAGATGATGGATGAAGAGGAAGATGAAATGACCGAAGAGGAAGATGAGTTGGACTTGGAATCAGTAATTGCTGAATTAGAAGCTGCTTTGGGCGATGAAGAAGTATCTGAAGAAGAAGATGCTGAAGAAGTATCTAAAGAAGAAGACCTTGAAGAAGAACTTGATTCATCTGACATTGAAAATGATGATGAGTTGACTGAAGAAGAAGATGAAGAATTGTCTTTGGAAGAAATCATCTCTACATTGAAAGAAATGGCTGATGAAGAAGAAGTTTCTGAAGAAGAGGAAACTGTTGAAGAAGGTTGGAATGAAGAAAAAGAAACCGAGTTGGAAGAAGCTTACAGTGTTATTACATCATTGAAGAACACTATCAACGAAGTAAATCTTTTGAACGCTAAACTTCTTTACACTAACAAGTTGTTCAGAACTTTTGATTTGAACGAGAACCAAAAGATGAAAGTTATCGAGAACTTCGATAGAGCCGCATCTTTAAGAGAAGTAAAATTGGTATTCGCTACATTGGGTGAGAACTTGAATGTTGCTAAAAAACCTAAAACAGTTGTTAAAGAATCACTTGCATCTAAACCTATGAAGTCAAGCGCACCGCAGAAATCAATCATTTCTGAAGGTAACGTAGTAGCTGATAGATTTAAGAAGCTTGCTGGTTTGATTAAATAATTTTAAACCTAAAGAAAAGGATTAATAAGATGAACACAAATTCATTATTAAACGAATCTGCTGGTTTCAACAAGAAAATGTCTGAAGAGGCCAAAGGCCTTGTAGGTAAGTGGGAAAAAACAGGTCTTTTGGAAGGTATTACTACCGACTTCGAAAGAGCTGGAATCGCTACATTGTTGGAAAACCAAGCAAAGCAATTAGTATCTGAAGCTTCAAGCACAGGTACTTCTGCAAACTCTGAAGAGTGGGCCGGTGTCGCTCTTCCATTGGTACGAAGAATTTTCAGCGAAATCGCTGCTAAAGAATTCGTTTCAGTACAACCTATGAACCTTCCTTCTGGTCTTGTATTCTACTTGGATTTCAAGTATGGTACTGCTCAGCCAGGATTTGAAACAGGTGCTGGTAAAGACTCACAAACTGACTCTGTATTCGGTATCACCGAAACTGCTAACGAGGCTTCTGAAGGTCTTTATGGTGCTGGTCGTTTCGGTTACACTATCCAAGATACTGCATCAGTTGTTGCTGAAGCATCTTGTGTAACTGCATCGTTGGCATCTTTGAGTGACATCAACTACGATTCAGCATTCTCTGCATCAGTATGGGCGTCTTCTGACCTTTACACTGTTGCTGTTCCTGTTGCTAATTTGAGTGGTTACGACTCTGAAGGTGTTCGTGCTTTTGCTATCGAAGCATCTGCCATTACCGAGTACTACCCTGCTTACACAAAGATTTCTGGTACTAACGTAGTATTCGTAGTAAAAGGTTCTTCTACTGAAGCATTGGCCGGTAACGCTACTGTTAAGTTCCAAAAGCAACCAACTGACATCACTCGTGGTGATTTCGAACAAACTACTGCTGGTTTCGGTCAAAACCCTGAAACTGATTTGGGTATTCCAGAATTGAACGTAGAGCTTCGCTCTGTGCCAATCGTTGCTAAGACTCGTAAGTTGAAAGCACAATGGACTCCTGAATTTGCTCAAGATTTGAACGCATACCACTCAATCGATGCTGAAGCTGAATTGACTTCAATGTTGTCTGAATACATCTCACAAGAAATCGACCTCGAAATCTTGGATATGTTGGTAGAAAACGCATTGACTACTGGTTACTGGTCAGCTCGTATCGGTTACTCTTGGAATGGTAGTGGTTTCACTTCTTCTGGCTTGAATGCTGCTGTTGAGAGATACACTCAACAACAATGGTTCCAGACTCTTGGTACTCAATTACAAAGAGTTTCTAACCAAATTCACACCAAAACAATGAGAGGTGGCGCTAACTTTATGGTTGTTTCTCCAGATGTAGCTACTGTTCTTGAGTCTATCCCAGGATTTGCTGCTTCAGGTACTGGTAACGAAATGCAATTCGCAATGGGTGTATCTCAAGTAGGTTCATTCGCTAATCGCTACCAAGTTTACAAGAACCCATATATGCAAGAAAACCTTATCTTGTTGGGCTTCAAAGGTTCACAATTCTTGGAAAGTGGTGCTGTTTACGCTCCATACATTCCATTAATCATGACTCCGTTGGTGTACGACCCGAAAAACTTCCAACCAAGAAAAGGTGTAATGACACGTTACGCCAAGCAAATGGTTCGTGGTGAGTTCTACGGTAAAGTATACGTTCACGGTTTGGAAATCTTCGCTTAATTGCAAGATTAACATAATCTTTATTAAAGGGGGGCTTCGGCTCCCCTTTTTTATTGGTTTATATCATATTTATACCAAAGTCCGTTACATAACATAAAGGGAATGATATATGCCTGAAAACGTAGAGAAGAGAGTACCAAAGGGGGACATTAGGTTCACACTTTCATTATCAGAAGAACAAAAGTTAGCGAAATCACAAATACTTTATCATCCATTCAATTTTATATTAGGAAAGGCCGGTAGTGGTAAGACCTTAATGGCAGTTCAAATTGCATTGGATTTGTTCTTTAAAAGAGAAGTAAATAAAATCGTTATAACACGACCAACAGTTTCAAATGAAGATAACGGATTCTTGCCGGGGTCATTGGAAGAAAAAATGGAACCCTGGTTAGTTCCAATTCGTTCCAATATGAGAAAGGTTTACAACAAACCTGAAGTTTTGGAAAAGATGGAAAAGAATGAAGATATTGAATTGGTATCTTTAACTCACTTTAGAGGGAGAACTTTTGATAATTGTATAGTTATAGTAGATGAGTTTCAAAACTTGACCAAACAACAACTTGGAATGGTCTTGGGTAGATTGGGAAAAAACTCTCGAATGATACTTTGTGGAGATGGTCAACAAATTGATTTAAAATTCAATAATGATTCAGCAGTTCACGATGTACCAAAGTTAAAAGATTCTCAATATGTATATACAACGACTCTGAAAGATAACCACAGACATGAGTCTTTGGATGAGGTGTTACGATTATTGTATTCATATTAAGTAGTTCCGTTAAATTTCCCACTATTTATTAAGTGAGGGAAAGTATTTTAATTATCGGAGAAATATATGCCATTTGACTATACCGGCTCATTTAGTGGTTCATTTACTGGTGATATTACATCAACTAATGGTGTTATTTCATCTTCGGCTCAGGTTGTTTCAAATCTACCAAGTGGTGTAGTATCTGCATCCAGTCAAATAGATTATAGAACTATACAAAACAAACCGGCCACCATTTCTGCATTCCAGAAAAACTCTATTGTAGCTAATAATAACTTTAGAGAAAATATATATCCCAATGATTCGGCATCATTTGATTCTCGAATAAATGAACTCGCTGCAAACGACAATACGGGTTCGGATGTACAAACACTTTCATTTAATTCAGCCACAAACGCTTTAACCATTTCAAGTGGTAATAGTGTTGATTTATCATCACTTTCTGGTGGTGGTAGTGGTGGTAGTGGTTTGGCTATTACAGCATCAGATGAGGGTAGTGTACTTTCTCAAAATGTTCGAAGTTTTGACTTTGTAGGTAACGCCGTAACCGCTACAAATAGTGGTAATGCAGTTACTGTTACAATCAATACAGGTTCCGCTGGAGCTTCAACTTGGAGTGAGTTAACTGGCAAACCAAGTGGATTGGTTAGTGGGTCTTCCCAAATTACGGATGTAATCACCGATTCATATATTTCAGCATCAGCTGCTGCAAGTGGATTTGGTCAAGGTGGTAGTTCTACTGATATATCAGCGTTAAACACTTTTACTGGTTCAATCCAAAGTGAAGTTGACTCCTTAACTGCTGCTACAAGTTCTTATTTAACATCACTTCCAAGTGGGGTAGTGAGTGGTTCTACTCAAATTACCGATGTAGTAACCGACTCATATATTTCAGCCTCAGCTGCTGCAAGTGGATTCGGTACTGGTGGTGGGACAAGTGACTTCAATAGTCTAATCAATGTGCCAAGTGGTCTCGTATCAAGTTCAGACCAAATACTTCCAATCACAACTTCAAGTATTACTGACTTTGATACCGAGGTATCTCGTTCAGCAGCTGAAGCAGGATTTGGTGCTGGTGGTGGTGAAACTTACACGGCCGGTAATGGTATTTCTATTACATCAAATGTAATTTCTATTGATACATCATCAACACACTTTAGATTAGGTGTATCTGCATCTGCAGCTCTATACGGATTTGGTTCTGGTGG